AAATAATATGGCACAATTTGGATTTGGATTAAATACAATTAAGACAGCACAGGAAACTGGTTACGATAATTACAAAACAAGTTTGTTTGAATCACTAGGAGCTGTAGCTGAAGATAACTGGAACTTTAATCCTGTAATGTCTTTATTAAATATATTTGGTTCTGACACATTTAATGTAGATGGTATTGTACCAGCAGCAAAAGAATCAAGAGCAGCAGGTTTAATTCCTAGAGATAAAGATTTATTAAATGAAGAATATAGAGATTTAGGATTATACTTTGAAAGAAACGAATATCAATCAGTTGTTGATATTATGGTTGCAAGAAAAAAAAAAGAAAGAGAAAGACAAAGTATTATGGAAAGAGGTCCAGCAGGTTCTTGGAATCCTTTATCTGGTGGATTTTATGTTGGTGCTGCAAAACTTGCAGTAGGTATTGGTACAAGTTTTCTTGATCCAATAAATATTGGAGCTTCTTTTATTCCTATTTATGGACAAGCTAGATTTGCTAGGTCTATTGCTAAAGCAAAAGGAATGGGTGAAAAATCTGCAAAAGCATTTAGAAGAACAAGATTAAAAAGAGGTGTTGCAGAAGGAGCAGGTGGTGCTTTACTTATAGAACCTCTTGTTTATGGGGTAGCACAAAGAATACAAGCTGACTATGATTTATATGATAGTTTTTTAAATGTTGCATTTGGTTCGGTTATTGGTGGTGGACTTCATGTAGGTGCTGGTAAATTAAAAGATATGAATACTAATGCAAACTTTCAAGCAAGAATTAGAATAAACAGAGAAAATTTAAGTAAACCGGAAGGTGGTAAACCAGAAGTAGATTTATACAAAGAATATTATCCAGATGAAGTAGTAAATGAAATGATGAGATTAGATCAAATGGATTCAGAAACTAGAAAATTATTACTACAAAAAGGTATAGGAGATATGAGTTTAGACGAGCCTGTAAATTTAAGTCCAATCATAAATGCTGATCCTACACTTAATGGCACATCAACTGCTGAACTTGATTTACGATTAGCAGGAGCAAAAAAAAATCTTGAAATAATTAAAAAAGATACACAAATGATAATTAGAGAAGGTGGTAAAGTAAATAAAAAACATTTGCAAAATGCAATAAAAAAATACAACGATCTATTAGCTGAAAGAAAAAAATTTATAAAGACTACTAAAACAGAACCTGTAATTACTGATCCTATAGTTAATCGTAAAAAAGTTTCTAAAGAAATGCCTTCTGAATCTCCACAAAAAATTATTACTAATGAGGATGTTCAGTTAAAAACTGCTGAAGAAAGATTGGTTAAATTAAGAACAAAACAAAATGATGCTGGACTACCTTTGGAATTTACAAATAAAAGTACAGGTCAAAAAGATGCCACATTAAGAGAAGCAGACGAAGCATTAGAAGAAGTTAATTCTAAATCTGATGACATAGAAGCTGGTATAGCTGATTATATTAACTGTATAAATGGAAATAACTAATGGCTAAAAATAGTTGTTCAACAAGAATATTAAATTTAATAAAAAAATCTTCTCTTAAATCTATAGATCAACAAGATGCTATTGATAAAATTAATATTGCTGTACTTGAAGCTAAAAAAACTAATTTAGATCAAGTAGATATAGATAAAATTAGTAAAAAAGTTACTGAACAAATAAAAGCTCAAAAAAAAATTAATAAAATTAATGCTGTCAATGATGAAATATTAGTAAGAAAAAAAGTACAAGAACTTTTAGACACTTTTGATGGTGATGAACAAGAAGGTTTAATAGCTTTGTTAGTTGGATCAAACAGATTAACATTGGGTGCAAGATCATCTGTTGGTGTTGCTCAAAATGCTGCACAAGGTCAATTAGTAGCGGCATTTGATGCTGAAGTTACTGCTAATAATTTAGATGGAATGTTTGATAAAGCTGATAGCAAACTTCAAGAAGAACTTGCAATAACACAACAACAAATTTCTGAAGGAATGGAAGTAACAACTAAAAATCAAGATGTAAAAAAATTAGCAGAAATAATGGAAAAACACTCTGAACTAACTAGACAAGCATTAAATGCTAGAGGTGCAAATATTCCTAAGATGTGGGGATATGTTGTTAGACAATCACATGATCAGTTTAATGTAAGAGCCGCAGCAAATAGATTGGGTAAAAATTTAAATGAAATAAAAGCTGATCCAAATTTAAAAGGAACAGATATAAATTATAATAAAAATTTTACTGCTTGGAAAAATTTTATTATGCAATACTTAGATGGAGATAGAACATTTGGTAATACAGATAATATTGATTCTTTTTTAATGAACTCATATAATTCTTTGGTTGGAAATAAAATACAAGTAGCTGATGGAGCTAGTGGAGTATTTGGAAGCAATAGTGTTACAAAAGGAATTTCAAACAAAAGAGTATTACATTTCAAATCTGCAAAAGATTGGTATGCCTATAATGAAAAATTTGGCACAGGATCATTAAAAGAAACTTACTATAGTGGTTTAATGACAGCAGGAAGAAACATAGGTATGCTAGATACTTTAGGAACAAAACCTAAAGAAAATTTTGAAAAAATTAGAGTTGCTATTTCAAATAGAATGTTAGCAAATAAAAGAAGCACAGAAAGTTTATCAAGCTATAGACAATTTGAAAAATTTATGAATGTTGTAGATGGAACTGTTTATACTTTTGATGGTGGTAAATTTGGATTTGCAGTAGCAAAATGGTCTGCAATAGGAAGAGCTGTAGGTAATGTTGCTAAACTAGGAGGTGCAGTAATTTCTGCTGCAGCTGATATAGGTATCTATGCTTCAGAAATGAAATATCAAGGTAGATCATTTTTAGGTGGCATGGGTGAAGCAATGGGTGGAATTGGAAAAATAAAAAATACTAAACAAAAAAAAGATATAGCAAAAGGATTAGGTTTTTTAGGTGATGGTACAACTTATGATATTTCTGGTAGATTTCAAGTTGGTGATAATTTAAATAAAGGTTGGACACAAATACAAAGAACATTTTTTAAATATAATTTACTTTCTTGGTGGACCAACACTTTAAAAGAAAACTCAATGTTAGGTATGGCAAACTATTATGCTAATCAAAAAAATTTAAGTTTTGACCAATTAAATAAACCATTACAAAGTTTTTTTGGATTATATAATATTGATGCTACTAAATGGGATGTTATTAGAAAAACTGCAATGTCAAAAGCAGATGATGGAACAGAATTTATTAATATATCAGAGTTAAGTAATATGTCTGATGCTGATATAAAAAAAATTACAGGCATGAATGATTTAAATAAAACAGAATTACAAATGGAAAAAGATAAATTTAAATATTCTGTATCTGGAATGTTATTAGACAGATCAATTTATGCAGTAATTGAACCAGATGCTAGAACTAAAGGAACTATGACACAAGGAACATTAGCTGGAACTGGTATGGGTGAAGCTATTAGATTTTTAGGTCAATTTAAAGCATTTCCAATGGCTATAGGAAATAAAGTTTTAGGAAGAGAAATAGCTTTTTTAAGAAGTGGACCAAATCAAGATATAGGAAGAGGTATAAGAGGATTATCTTCTATTGTAGTAGTTTCTGGTTTTATGGGTTATATGTCAATGACAGCAAAAGATTTATTAAAAGGTAAAGAACCTCGTGATCCAAACAATATAAAAACTATAATGGCTGCATTTTTACAGGGTGGTGGTTTAGGTATATATGGAGATGTATTATTTAAAGAACAAAGAGATGCTGGATCAGTTGCAGCTGGACTTATAGGACCTGCACCAACAACTGCTATTGATCTTGGTTTAGCTTTTAAATATGCTTTAAGTGGAGAGGGTGGTAAAGCAGGTAGAGCAGCTTATAGAACAATAAGTTCAAACATACCTTTTTTAAATTTATTTTATATCAAGACAATATTTGACTATATGATAGGGTTTCAAATAATGGAAACAATGAATCCGGGTGTATTAAAAAGAGTAGAAAAGAGAATGAAAAAAGATTATAACCAAGAATATTTATTTACAAAACCATCTAAAAAGAATAAAGGTTTTTAAGTTATGACAGTATCAAGCACAACAGTAAAAAATTCCTATTCCGGTAATGGTAGTACAACCCAGTTTGCCTACACATTTAAAATATTTGCTGACACAGATTTACAGGTAATTATTAGATCATCAACAGGAACTGAAACTGTTAAGACTTTAACTACACATTATACAGTAGCTGGTGCAGGTG